ATGATTCAGGCATTTAAACGATTCTTCCAGAAAATTGGTCGATGGATTTTGTTCCGTAAAGATGAGGATTCAAACATGGCAATTAGTCGTTCCAGCATGGGTCAACAAATCGCCCGCCCGCCGGGTAAAGTTGTACCAAACGCCCTTCGTCAAGCCAACCCGAAAAAGGTTGAGAAAGTGATGAAGGAATTCAAGAAAGGCGACCTCCACTCCGGAAAGAAAGGTCCGGTCGTGAAGAACCCGAAACAGGCCGTCGCCATTGCTTTGTCCGAGGCCCGTAAGGCCAAGGCCAAGAAGAAGAAATAACATGAAAAAGAAATCCAAATATGCCGCTGGTGGCCCTATTGGCCCAGAAGTAATGCCGACCCCACTGCCTCGTCCGTCTGACTTCCGTGTTGGACCGTTGCAGTTTGGTGGCGTGGGTGGTGCCAATATGCCCGGAAATATGGGTAACTACAGTTCGCCTATGAATCGCCCAATGTTAAACGATGGTCGTCCAATGCGCGAACAGCGCGGCATGGAAAATATGCGCCAAGTAGTTAAAGACCGCTTGAAGGGAATGCCTGAAAAGTTTGACGGCATGAACAAGCGTATGCGCCCAAATGCCCCGGCCCCTGTTGGTCCGGGTGGTGGTTACAAGAAAGGTGGTAAAATTGACGGGTGTGCCACTCGTGGCATGACCAAAGGACTGAAAAAATGAAAGGTAAAGAATTGTTAGGTTCTATCTCTCCATTGTATGGCGCTCTTAGCGGAGAAGGTATTTTTGGAAAAGCACCGGGCGCTCTTGGCCTTGTATCCAAGCTCGGCGACCGCAAAAAAAAGAAGCCTGTATCCGAAGAAGTGGCATCTGATGTCGCCAATGCCGGTGTTCAGAAGTTTAAACATGGTGGCCGTGTTGACGGCTGTGCAATCAAAGGCCATACAAAAGGCCGCAACATCTAACGAGGTGATTTATGGTAAAAGAATCCAAAGCAATGATGAAAAAGGAAATCGCTTTTATGAAGTCCAAAGGCGCTCCTAAGTCAATGATTAAGCATGAAAAAGCTGAAGCCAAAGCCATGAAAAAAGGCGCTAAAGCCAAAGGCAAGAAAAAATGAAACCGCAACTTCGTGGAGGCAACGGCGGCGGTGAATCCGAGCCGATGGTCGAAATCGAAATTGAAATTGGTCCGGAATCTGAGGCTCCTGAAGCCCCGGAGTCCATGTCTCCTATCGGCTACAAGAATGGCGGTCGTATTGACGGCTGTGCTATCAAGGGCCATACCAAAGGTACGGTGCGCTAATGGCTACCAGTGGAACAGCGACATTCAACCCGGAATTCTCAGAGCTTGTTGAGGAAGCGTATGAGCGTGCCGGGCTGGAACTGAGGAGCGGTTACGACCTCAGAACGGCTCGCCGTTCCATGAACTTCATGGCGCAGGAATGGCAGAACCGGGGCATCAACCTCTGGACTGTTGAATCGTCCACGATTACCCTTGTTCCGGGTCAAATCACCTATAACCTTCCAGCCGACACCATTGACATCATCGAGCATCAACTTCGTTTAAACGATGGTAATACTACCAGTCAGGCGGATTACACCATGAGCCGAATCTCGGTGTCTGAGTACGCGCACATCAACAACAAGAACACTCAGGGCATGCCCCTGCAAATCTATGTTGACCGCCTGCGCGACAACCCGGTGGTGTACCTTTGGCCGGTTCCGGACGGCTCCCAGACCTATACGCTGGCCTACTGGTACCTGCGCCGTATCCAAGATGTGGGTACGGGTGGCTCAAACACGATGGATGTCCCTGCCCGCTTCCTGCCGGTCTTAGTTGCCGGTCTGGCCTACTACATCGCCATGAAGAAGCCGGAAGCCTCCGACCGTCTGGCAATGCTTAAACAGGTCTATGACGAGCAGTGGGAAATGGCCTCTGGCGAAGACCGTGACAAGTCATCGTCTCGCTTTGTGCCACAAATGGGCTATATCGGTCGGAGCGTCTAAATGGCCGGGGCGTATTCATCCGGAAAATATGCCCACGGTTTTTGCGACCGGTGTGGACAGCGCGTTGACCATTTAAACGCGATGCGCCAACTGGTCATTAACCTGTTGCCAACCAGCATCAGGGTCTGTGACGAGTGCTGGGAGCCGGACCAGCCCCAGCTCCAGCTTGGACGGGTGCAGGCAGATGACGCGCAGGCTTTGCGGAACGCCCGTCCTGACACGACCTACTATGCGCCCGGAAACGATGGCGCAAACGGCAGTCGTCAGATTCAGTGGGGCTGGAACCCTGTTGGTGGCGCTTACAGCTATGTTGACCCGCTTACCCCGAATGAACTGGACATGGCGGTCCAAATAGGCGAAATTACCGTTGCAATTACCTGAGTTTAAACCTACAATAGCGTCCAGCTCCCGGCCATCCGTAAGAATGTCACCGGAACCATGACTTCCGGGAACAAATACCTGTCCCTGCCCGATGACTGGCTGGCGGCGTTCTCCTTGGCGGTTATTGCCCCGGTTACGCAGGCCCAGACCTTCCTTATTGACAAGGATGTAAACTTTGTTCGGGAATGCTATCCAGACCCGTCAACGGGTGGCGTTCCCCAATATTACGCCATTTTTGACGACAATACGCTGCTTGTTGGCCCGACTCCGGATGCCAGCTATGCGGTCGAAATGCACTACTATTACTACCCGCAATCAATTGTGACCGCCGGTACCTCGTGGCTTGGAGACAACTTTGAGACGGTGCTATTATATGGTTGTCTTCGTGAGGCCTATATCTACCAGAAAGGCGAGTCTGATGTAGCCGCCTATTACGAGAACAAGTACCTTGAATCGCTTAATCTGCTTAAACAGCTCGGCGATGGCAAGGATAGGCGCGATGCTTACCGTAGTGGACAACTTAGGATACCCGTACAATGAAAGGCGAAACCGGCTTCGGCAATGTTGGCAATGTAAATGTGTTTGTGGCAGACAATCGCGGCTTTACCGCCGAAGAGATTGCCGAACGCGCCATCGAAAAAATTATCTTCGTGGGCAACGAGAGCGCCCCGGAAGTTCGTGAACAGGCTCTTGCATATAAGTCGCAGATTCATAAAGTTATTTTGACCTATCTTCAAGAAGCTCAGGTCAATGAACGCACAACCATCTGCAATAAGCTGTCCGAAGCAGGCCTCGGCGATGCCGCCGAGTTCGTCAAAAACATTTAAGGAACATCGTCATGGCTATTTCTCAATCCATCACCACCTCGTTCAAGACTGACATCTTGAGCGGCGGTATGAACTTCAACACCACCAACCGTGCGCTAACGGTCAACACGCAGGACAAATTTGTTATTGCCCTGTACACAACCTCGGCGACCCTCGGCCCGTCCACCACCGCCTACACTTCTACCGACGAAGTTCCAACGGCTACTGGCTACACCGCTCTGGGCAAGACTCTGACTATTTCGCAAGTACCGACTTCGACCGGAACCACGGCGTTTACGGATTTTGACGATATTAGCTGGACATCGGCTTCGTTCTCGGCAGATGGCGCGTTGATTTACAACGCTACCAACTCCAACAAGTCGGTTCTCGTTCTGAACTTTGGTGGTACCAAAACCGTTACCAGCGGTACCTTCACCATTCAGTTCCCGACCGCTGATGCCTCCAACGCTATTATTCGTATCGCCTAATAGATTCTGACGGCTATTATGGCCGACATAACCGTACAGGTTGAAGGCGTTGTAGCCGCTACGCTCTACCCTCAAATGGGGTGGGGCGATGTGCCGTGGGGATTTGATGGGTTTGGCTCAACAGGTAACGCGGTAGAAGTTACCATTGTTCCAGACACCATTGTCTTAGTTACTGGCGAGCAGGCAACCGTATCCGTTGGCACGGTAACGGTTTCTTCCAGTCCAACAGTTACGCTTACCGGGGAGCAGATTACTGCCTCCGTTGGCACCGTTACCACGACCTCTGATGCGACGGTACCTATAACTGGAGAAAGTTTAAACGCATTAGATGGTACAGTAACGGTTTCTTCCAGCACAACCGTCGTTGTTACTGGTGAAGTTGCCACTGTTTCGATTGGCGATGTCATTGCTGGCGCATCCGTTACTGTTGAGGTTACGGGAGAGCAGGCCACCGTTTCGGTAGGCGATGTCACTGTAACCTCTAGCGCTGTAGTTGATGTCACCGGAGAGGAACTGACAGCATCTGTCGGAACGGTTGCAATTACTGAAATTGAAAATGTTGCCGTCACTGGAGAGCAGGCTACTGTTTCTGATGGCGTTGTCACCGTATCGACAAGCGCAACTGTTGTCGTCACAGGCGAGCAGATTGCCGCATTGGTAGGCGATGTAACCGCAACCTCCAGCACAGATGTCTTAGTTACAGGCGAAACCGCAACCGTATCTGATGGCACCGTAACGGTTGTATCCAGCCCGACAGTGGCCGTAACTGGAGAACAAGCCACCGTATCGGTAGGCGATGTTTCGATAACCTTGAGCGCCTCGATAGATGTTACGGGCGAGCAGGCTACTGTTGATGTTGGCACAGCAACGGTTTCCATCAATCAAACAATTCTTGTTACTGGTGAGCAAGCAAGTGTATTAGTTGGCAATGTTACAAACAATATAAGTGTTGAAGTTATGGTGTCTGGCCTCCAAGCTATTGCAATGCTTGGAAGTGTGAATATTTGGAGTATCATTAACCCAGACCAAAATGCTAATTGGCAAGATTTAAACGATTCACAATCTGGTGTATGGATTGATGTTGACAGTACACAAAACCCAAATTGGTCAGACATAGCGGCATAAGGAACCCTCATGGCAATCACATACAGCACGAACTTAAAACTTACTCTTATCGGTACTGGCGACCAAGCCGGTACATGGGGTAATACCACAAATACAAACCTCGGTACGCTGATTGAGCAGGCTATTGCAGGCTATGTTTCACAGACCGTTGCAGACAGCGCAAGCTCTACCAGTTTAAGCATCGCTGATGGTACTTCCAGCGTGGCACGAAACATGGTTTTGGTCTTGCAAGGCGCATTGAGCGCCGCACGCGACATCATTCTGCCGACTAGCACCAAGCTCTATTTCATCCATAACAACACCTCCGGTGGCTTTGCCGTTACCGCGAAGTGTTCCGGACAGACTGGTGTCAGCATCCCAAATGGTGCGAAAGTTATTTTGGCCTGCAACGGCACCGACATTGTTGAAGCGTTTAACTACTCTGGAAGCCTTATATTTCCGACTTCTGCAACCATTACAACGCTGTCAGGAACCACGCTTGGATATGGTAGCGCAAGCATTACCAATGCCAGCATAGCCAGCGGTACTGTTACCAATCTTCGGGCAACGACCTTCCAAGGTGGTTCTGCAAGTATTACCAATGCCGATATTGACTCTGCCGTTATTGGGATACTTACCAATACAACATTCTCAGGCGGCTCTGCCAGCATTACCACGGCCAATTTTGCCAGCGGTACTGTTACCAATCTATTAGCAACTACCTTTTCAGGTGGTTCTGCGAGCATCACAACCGCAAGCGTTGCCAGCGGCACTGTTACCAATCTTTTGGCAACTACCTTTTCAGGCGGTTCTGCCAGCATTACCACTGTTACTGGCACAACTTTTGGACGCATCACAAATTCGTGGTGCAAGTGGAGCTATCGGCCAGCTTACTGTAACAAGCGCAACCATAACAAACCTGAATGTCACCAGCCTGACTACAGGAAACTTCCCGTTACCGACCTCTGCAACCATTGCAACCTTGTCCGGTACAACGCTTGGTTACGCTTCGGCAAGCATTACAACCGCAAGCATTGCTAGTGGAACCATTACCAATTTGCTGGCTACTACTTTCTCAGGTGGCTCGGCAAGCATAACCACTGTTACCGGCACTACTTTTGGAACAACGGGTACTACGCAACTTCGTGGCGCAAGTGCCGCTATTACTCATCTTTTTGCCACTAGTGCAACAATTAGCACACTTACATCAACTAGTGCCAGCATTACCAATGTAAGCATTGGCAGTGGAACTGTGTCTGGAAACTTTAACCTCTCCGGAGGCACAGCCAACGGCGTGGCCTACCTCAACGGCTCCAAAGTCCTGACCACGGGGAGTGCGCTGACATTAAACGGTAGTGGAAATCTTAGTATTGGTAGTACTGCGACATCTGCTCGTGTAACCACAAGCTATACTGCGCCTGCTTCTTTTGCTAATGCCGCGACCGACTTCATTCAGCAATGGCAAACTGGTACAACTAATGCAATAGGAATTGCGATAAGTACGGGCGATTTAACATCGCGATTTGTAGTAAACAATAGCTATAAGTTTGCTTGGACTAATTCTGCTTCCGACCTAATGACGCTATCTGGCGCAGGTAATCTGGGTATTGGTACTACTTCGCCAAGTTTCGCCCTTGATGTTTCACAATCTGCACCGCGTATTCGTCAGACTGCAACGACAGGAACAAATAGTAGTTTAATTCAACTGGTAAACTCT